TGGCCTTGTCAATTCCTTTAAGGAATTGGATTTTCAATACGTGACCGAGAAATCCGTCGGTCACGAGGATATCGGTTATGTTGCGTGGTTGCTCGAGAAATTGGGTTGTCAAATCCACGTAAACGTAGATTGTCGTTTTGTGAGGAGTATTCCAAGCGACGAAAAATTAGACCTGCGTACAACTTACGCTCAGGCCACAAAGTTGGAAAATAAGGATCCATTATTGGTTGTAGCTCATTTGCGGGAACGTGTAGGGATTCAATTCCTAGGAAAATATTTCTTTATCCCAGGTTACACGTGCGACATGGACATGTTTGCGTCCTACGAAGGGTACTTGCAAATATTACAAGGCCCGCATTTGAATTTCGTGGTAGACGAAGTTACTAACTACATTTCTTCGTTTCATACAGATCGCACGCTGGCGAGCGTTGCTTTAAGTCGTTATCATAAGACAGAAGTTAGGCATTGTACACAGTATTTAGCTTGGAAGAAGATGCAGGGGATCACTGCTGGTTTTAAGGGTTCGGACCGTCCTTCGGTTCATTTAAACTTAGACGGTACAAGTACGGTTATTTCGTTGAGGAGGTCGACATACCAGAAGTCGAGGGGCCTCGTCAAGATGTTGTCTTCTCGAAAGTTTCAGGCAACGACCATACTTGTCGGCGTCCTCTTCGCGTGTCGATGGGCTGCGAAGTTATTGGCGCCAGCAACCCACAACCTGATCCACTCAATACAATCAACATCGCCGCTGGCATTGCTGCGCGCGTCGGGCGATGCCTTCCAAGGCGTTCAGTTGAATTATCAAAAAGGTTTGGGCGCTTTGTCAAATCTTGGGTCAGATCCAAAATGGTACCATTAGATATGGGTGTGGATATTAGTTTTGCTACCTGGTTGAGCAAGACTAATTATACTAGCTGCAAGAAATGCGGATTGACCAGATTGTACAATGAAAGAGTCGCTAGAGGAGAAGGTGATTTTGTGCGCTATAATAATTTTTGTAAATGCTTTGTTAAAGATGAGTCCTATATTGATTATAAATACCCGCGTGGCATTTATGCTCGTAAGGATGATTTTAAGATTCGTGTGGGGCCCATTTTTAAATGCATTGAAGAAGAATTATTTAAGCTTAAATATTTTATCAAGAAAATACCTGTGGCTGATCGTGCTAGGTATATTTTTGACATCTTTGGCGATTCACCGGTATGTGTGGGTAGCGATGCGGATTATATCCGTCGATATATAGCTACCGACTACTCGGCATTTGAATCTTCTTTTACTCGTGAGGTCATGGAGGACTGCGAGATGATATTGTATGAACACATGGTGCAATTTTTACCTGAGGGTAAAGCTTTTATGAAGCTGTTGCGCAGTGTGCTAGCCAGTGAGAATGAGTGTAAGTTTCGGCAGATTATTAATGTTAAGTTGATGGCCGGGCGTATGTCCGGAGAAATGAATACCTCTTTGGGGAATAGTTTTGCGAATTTGATGTTGTTCGAATTTGCTATGGAGGAATTTGGCTGCACTAAAGCTATTTGTTTAGTGGAAGGTGATGATGCGATAGCGGCCTATGTGGGCCCGGTTATTCCTGTCGCCTTTTATGCACAGCTTGGTTTTACTATTAAATTAGTTTATCACAAGACATTAAATGTTGCAAGTTTTTGTGGTCAAGTCTTTGATTTTAAATCTTTGACTGTGATTGCTGATCCTATAAAGATTATTTTAAATCTGGCTTGGGCTAATATTACTTATGCCAGGAGCTCAGATAAGAAATTGCAATCAATACTGAGAACTAAAGCTTTAAGTTTAATTTATCAATATCCTGGTAGTCCCATAATACAAGAAGTTGGCCTCTGTTATTTGAGATTGACGGAGGGCAATAGTTTTTGTATTGAAGAGACTCAGGATTGTTGGCTGAAGAATCGACTTCGGTATGCTCGAGACAAATTTAAACTCGATGCCAAGTTGCCTAATCGGCCAATTGCTTTTAGCTCTCGGTTATTGATGGAGGAAATCTATCATGTCACAATTGTGCAACAACTCTTGCTGGAAAAATATTTTGCCGGTTTGAAACGAATAGAGCCTATTTGGCACCCTGTCTTGTATTGTCATATTCCGCGAGTTGCGTTTCATTATGACCATAATTACACTTCTGATAGGTTTGGTGACCACGTTATACCCTATCGTGGTTACGGTGCCAAAAGTAGTTTTATTTCTAAGCTTGTCGATGTCATCGAAAGCAAGAAAAAGTAGGGCTAAACGACCGCGAGGCCGTCCCATGAAGAATCTTGAGGCCAAATTGGAGGCCAAGATCGTTAAGAAAGTTAGGAAGCAGGCGAAGAAGCCATTCAATGCTGTTAACTTTGGAGGCGATGTTGGTTCCTTATTTGGGCGTACAGGACGAAAAATTGGGATGGGTGCTGGACGTTTGTTTCGCTCAATAACCGGATTTGGCGACTATAAAGTTGCCAAAAATTCTCTAACAAGTGGGGATTCCCTTCCTATGTTTCGGAATGGGAAGCGTGGTACCATTATCACGCACCGCGAGTATTTGGGAGACGTGATTACGTCTGATGTCGCGGCCCAATTTAAGATTGAAACGTTTCCTATACAACCTGCTCTTCTTAGTACTTTCCCCTGGTTAGCTAATATCGGGGAGAATTTTGATGAGTACTCAGTTGAAGGGATGGTCTTTGAATTTAAATCTAATTCTTCCAATGCGTTGAATTCTGTGAATACTGCGCTGGGTACTGTTATAATGACAACCCAGTACAATGTTCTTGCTCCTGCTTTTACTAATAAGTTGCAGATGGAGCAATATGAGTTCACTTGCACTGCAAAGCCATCCT